CCTGTTTTTTGAGGGGGGAGCAGGATACCCCACGCGCTGAAACCCGCATAAACACTGGGTTTTTAGATAACCCCATTTTTTGAGTGAGCCAAAACAAGGCCCAAAACGACCCGAAAACCACCAAAACACGTTTTTTTTATGAATGAGGAACTAGCCCGCTGGGAACGTATCAAGCTCGAATGCGAAAAAAGCATCGACACACACGGCGCAATTATTGAAGCTTTGACCGACCGCGGCAAGCCAGTGCTACGCAAGAACCCGGCAATCGAAACACTGCAAAAGGCCCAGGCTGAAATCGAGAAACTACGCAAGACGCTAGCCAATGACCTCAACCTGGACTGAAAATATAATCGAGCGGTACTGCGTACTTACTGAAGACGCGGGAGCAGGGAAGCCGGTACAGCTCATGGACTGGCAACGCGGGCTAATCCGGGACGCGGAAGGTAAGCGCATGGTATGGCTGGAAATCCCGCGTAAGAACGGGAAGTCCGCGTTTATTGCCATGCTCGCCATAGCTCACCTGCTCAAAGGCTTTAAGGACGGCACTAACCCGCAGGTAATTCTAGCGGCAGCAACTAGGGAGCAGGCAGGTATTTTGTTTGGCTACGTCCGGAACATGATTTTGCTAAACCCGCAGCTGCAAAAAGTGTTAGAACCTTTCCGAAAGGAAATACGTTTGAAGGGGAAGCCGGGCTACCTAAAGACAATTACCAGCGACGGCGGGAGCAACCACGGACTAAACCCGTCCCTAATCCTTTGCGACGAAATCCACAGCTGGAACGAGGTTAAGGGACCCGAGCTATGGGAAGCCCTGCGCACGTCCATGGCGGCACGACCCAGCCAAATGATAGCCATTACCACGGCCGGCAGCGCGTACAGCTTCGCGCACAAGTGGCACGAGTATGCGCAGCGCGTAGCGGAGCAGCCCGAAATCGACCCTAGTTGGTTAACTATTATTTACGGGGCAGGGGACGAAGAAGACCCGCACAGCCCCGAGGTGTGGCAAAAGGCTAACCCGTCCCTGGGGGTAACGGTAACGTACCAGTACCTAGAGGAATTAAGCAACACGGCCAAGCACGACGAGCCGACGCTACTTTCCCTGCGTAAGCTGCACCTAAATCAGTGGGCAGGTAGCGCCCAGCCATACATTGAGCTAGGCAAATGGCTGAAATGCCAGGGTCCAAAGCCCAAAACGCTAGACAAATGGCGCTGCTTTTTAGGTGTTGACCTTGCCGCGGTGAACGACTTTACCGCTTACGCCGTGGTTTATTTTAATGGCGAGCGCTTTTACACGCAACAGTATTACCAAATTACCGACCACGCCATGGGTAAGCGAAAGCAAAAGTACCCGAACCTGGTGCGCAACTGGATTAAAAACGGGCAGCTTGACGTCGTTAAAGGCGAGGTAACGACTACCGAACATCGCATAGCCATGATAGAGCAGATTATGGAACAGCACCCAGTCGAAGGTATTTTCTTTGACCCCTGGAACGCAGCCGAAACGGTCGAGCGCCTGCGCAGTAAGTACGGAAAGCAGTTTTGTTGGGAAGTGCGCCAGTCGGCGCTTATGGTAAATGAGCCCATGAAACTGCTATACCGCATGGTTACGACCAAGGCTATTACGCACGACGGCAACCCAATCACCGCCTGGATGATAGCGAACACCAGCCTGCACATTGATAAAAACGATAACTGGACCTTTCAAAAGGACAAGGCCCCGGACCGTATTGACGGCACAGCGGCCCTAATTACGGCCCTGGCTGGATATGTTCACAATGCTAGCACGGGTATGAGTACGTATGAGGAATTAGACATAATTTTTGTATAACTTTGTATTTGGTATGGCATGGTATGACCGTTTAACCCGCAGCGTTTCGGGTATTATAAATCCGAAGCCCTGGCTTTTGAGCCTTTTCGGCGGCAGCTCCACGCTAGCGGGCGAAAACGTAAGCAGCACTAACGCCCCAAAGGTATCGGCTGTTTACAGCTGCGTTAACCTAATCAGCTCAACCGTGGCATCAATGCCGTGGAACTTGTACCGCGAAACGGAGCAGGGGATGATTTTCCAGCCCGGTATGCTTAACGACATGGTGAGCCGCAAGCCAAATAACAGCTACAACAGTTACGATTTCCGTAAGGCCTTTATGGCGCAGCTGTTACTCCGCGGTAACGCGTACATTCTGCCCATGCGCAGCGGGTCTAGCCTTTCCGGCCTGGAGCTAATCGACACGGACTTGGTTACCCTGGACACGACCAGCGGAAGTTTGGTCTACCGCGTCTATTTGAACAACGGGGTTACCATGAACCTGAACCCCGACCAAATCATTCACCTTAAATACTGGACGCTGGACGGTATCAACGGGGTTAGCCCCATCGCTTACGCGAAGGAAATTATTGGTACGTCAATGGCAGCAACCGCACACATGGGCGGTTTCTACGGTAACGGCGGTATGCCTAAAGGCATTCTGCAGCTGCAGGGCACCATTCGCGACGCGGACCGCGTTAAGCAAATCGGCCGCCAGTTTGACGAGCTGAACAAGGAACATAAGGGGCGGACCGCCGTGCTTACTGAAGGTGCGGAGTACAAGCCGGTTGCTGCGAACTTTCAAGAGTCGCAGCTTATCGAGTCGTTAAGGTTTAGTGTTGAAGAGATTTGCCGCTTGTACCTGGTCCCCCCGCACAAAATCGGCCACATGGAAGGCGCAGGCTACGCCAACAGCATCGAGGCGCAGAATGCCCAGTTTATTAGCGATTGCATCCGTCCGCTGGTTGAGGTAATCGAAATGGAGTTTAGCAATAAGCTGCTTAAAGGTAGCAGCCGCTTTGTGCTGGACATGAAGGCGCTTATGCGTGGCGACATTAAAACCGAAGTGCAGCGTAACGTAAGTTACTGGAACATCGGCGCCATGAGCGCAAACGAAATCCGCCGCACGGAAGGGCTACCCCCAATCCCAGGCGGCGACGAGTATAACAAGCCTATGCACATGGCTAGTAATGACCAAAACAATGGAGAAGGAAATACGGACGCAAGCGATAGCGAAGACGGACAGTAACACCGTCGAAGGCTACGCGCTTAACTGGAACGAGTACGATATGGGCGCCTTTGTGGAGCGCATCGAGCCGGGCGCCTTGGGCGACCTGCGCAGTTACGACGTACACGCCTTATATAACCACAATTACGACCAAGTGTTAGCGCGGTCGAAGTACGGCGAAGGTACCTTGGCCCTGGAGCAAGACGACAACGGTTTAAAGTTCCGTTTTGATTTGCCCGAAACCACAACCGGAAACGAGGTACGCACCTTGGTAGCCCGCGGCGACGTGGACCAGGCTAGCTGGGCCTTTACCGTTAAAAAAGAGCGCTGGGAGAACGTCCGCAGCGAAAAGCCCGTGCGTATCATCGAGGCAATCGGCGAAATGTACGATATTAGCCTTACGCCGCGCGGAGCCAACCCAACTACGTCCGTAGCACTACGGTCGCTAGAAGAAGCCTTAAAGGCTGAACAACCCGAACAATTAACCCAAAACCCCGAACCCGTGGAAAATCACGAACAAGAGGCAGAAGTGCGCGCGAACGCTTTCGTAGACGCTTCAGCTGTGCAGGGCAAGCTTTCCAAGTCGGAAGAGCGCAACCTTGCCAAATTTAGCCTTATCAAGGCCATCAACGAAGCCCGCAGCGGTAAGCTCACCGGCGTAGAAGCCGAAGTAAACCAGGAAGGCATGAACGAAAAGCGCAAACTTGGAGTAGAGGCACGCGATATGCACGCCATCAACCTGCCCGAAATGCTGCTTAAGCGCACCCAAACTGTAACCGGCGGAACCGGCGGTAACTTGGGTGGCGATTTGGTCTTCACCGACCCAGGACGTTACATCGACTTTTTGTACCCGAACACCCCGCTTTTGTCGCAGGTATCGGTAGCCGAAAACCTGGTCGGTAACGTAGATTTCCCGAAGCAAACGGCTGCCTACAACCTTAACTGGCAGACGGAAACCGGCACGGACACTGCTCAAGACCTTACTTTCGACAAAGTAACCATGAGCCCCAAGCGTGCGGTTATCACTGCTTCTATGTCAAACCAGCTGCTCCGTCAAGAGTACAGCCGCGGCATCGAGCAGCGCATCATCAACCAGCTGAACCTTTCGTTCAACAAAGGCCTGGAAAACGTAATCCTCAACGGCACCGGTTCTAGCAACCAGCCCAGCGGTATCTACGTAGAGCTTGCAGCTCAAGCTTTGACCATCGGAGCCATCGACTACGCCGACCTTATCGCTTTCGAAAGCGCTTTGGCCAACGCCGACGCTTTGACCGGTAACCTGGCTTACGTTACGCACCCCGCCGTTTTGGCTAAACTGAAGCAAACCAAGCTTGACGCTGGTTCAGGCCGTTTCCTCGTTGAGGGCACGCTTTCACCAGTTCAAACTGCTAACGGTTACAATATCCTTTCGACTACCTTGTCGCCTATCTACACGACCCCGAACCCGGACGAGTACGGTATGATTTTCGGTAACTGGTCTGACGTGCAGGTTGGATTTTGGGGCGGTGCTACCCTTATGGTAGACCCCTACACCAACATGAAGTCGTCTATCGTTGAGGTTTACCTGGAGCGCTTTATGGACGTAGCCGTATTGCGTAACGAATCGTTTGCAATCGCAAAAGATATCACTATCTAAACATGGTAACGGTTAGCAGTTATACGCCGATTTCGGTAAACCTTACCGAACTTAAGGCCTTTTGCCGCGTAGACGGGAGTGCAGATGACGCACTCCTAACTATGCTTTTTGGCGCAGCGGTCGAGGAGTTTAACAGCTACACCGGCTACCGTTTAGGTGCTACAACTGTAACAGTGGACACCACGGGGGAAGCGAGCTATACGCTCCCCCTGGGTCCCGTTACGGCTATTACTAGCGTTACGGCATACGACGACGAAGGCAATGCCACTACCTTGGCCTTATACACGGATTACGATTTCATCAATACCGTAATTACCCTGGATGAGGTACCCCCGCGTATGCGGATTATCTACACCTGCGGCGACACCAACCCGCCCGCAGACGTCAAACACGCGCTGTACCAACGCGTTAAATTTGGTTACGACTACGGCGACGATTTGCCGTACAATACAAACCGCTTCTTCGACCGCCTAGCGTTCCGCTACCGCCAAAACTTTAGTTAATGCTGGACCTACGCGTAGAGCTTTTCCAGCCGACTACGGCACCGAACGAAAGCGGGCAGGTGATTAAAACCTGGACCAGCGCCGGCACGTTTTACGCTGGCCGCGAGGTATTGCCGCAGGCCGGTGGCGAGGGTATGCCATACAATCAAATGGAAAGCGCAGCGGTATACACCTGGCGCTTACGCTATGGCAACGCAGTGCGCCCCAACTGGCGCCTAGTTTTTGGCGCTGAAGATTACGATATAATCAGTGTCGTGCCCGAAGGGCGCCGCCGTTATTTGCTGGTTAAAACCCGACTGCGGGACAATGGCACGCGGTAATACGGTATACATAAAGAGCCAAAGCGGTAGGGTTGAAAGCTTCGACCAGTTTCGAGAAAAACTGAAATCTTTAGGCACTAGCGAAACACTGCGTTTCCGCGAACTGCGACAGCTGCTTTCAAAAGAGGCACGTCCTTTAATGACCAGGGCGCGCCTAGAGGCTTACAAGGGCAGCACTAAAAAAGGCAAAGGGGCCCTGCGCCAACGCGCTAAAGGCAATTACACAAGGTTCTACAACCTTTATAAAAGTATTGATATTTTCCCGAACAAAGGAACCGAAAAAGCCTACGTTGTAGTAGGCCTAGACGGGCACAAGGGAGCATACTACGCCAACTGGCAACTATTTGGCGGAGCCAGGGCCGGACGCAGGGGTAAAAAGTACGAGGAAATAACAACCAAAAAAGGCAGGGCTAGCGGCTACGCCATATACCGTGCGCACATGGATAGCGGCGTAGTCAAGCGCAAGGGTCTTCCGGCAAAGCGCTTTTTTGACAAAGCCCTAGCAAATAGCAACGTACCTGCGCGTTCTCAAAAACTTATAACTAACTTTGTACTGAAACGTATTAAGGATACCCTGCGGTGAACTATTTAAAGTACATATACGACGCGGTTAATGCCAGTACGGCAACGCCAGTGTACAGCTACGCAGCCCCGCAGGGCGTAGCCGAAGATTTTATCGTAATCCAGCTTAACGGCGTAGCAGTTAGCGAAACCAAAGACGAGTACAAAGCCGAGCGCGTAAGCGCTACGCTTTTTATGCACTACGCAGACGCCGACGAGGCGCAGGACCAACTGTCCCGCATACGCCACAACTTGCAACACTACCCGCGCGTAATGCCGCTGTACGAGCAGTACGTAACGGGCGACCTTGGCACGCTTGAAGGCGAGGACTGCGCGGCCGAGCAAATGGGCGTAGCCGCAGAAACTACTTTTACCCTGGCCTTTATGGACGGGTTGCAAATGTTCTACAACGAAGACAACGAAACCGTTATACTAGCGGCAGATTTCACTTTTTTAATCAATTACTAAAATGGCTACATTAAGCGGCGGCGAAGTTCGCCTATTCATGAGCGTGGACGGCGGAACGACCTACAAAGCGTTTGCGTCGGAAACCGAAACCAGCTTCGAAATGAACGCGGAAACGCGCGAAACGACGAGCAAAGACGCGGCAGTATTCCGCACCTACGTAACGAGTGCTAAAGCATGGAGCATTTCAGGCAGCACCATTATGGACGACGACAACGCGTCACTGTGGAACGTGGACGAGCTTTACAGCAAAGTCGGCGATATTGTTAAGCTTCGCATTACGCAGGTGGCAGCCGGTTCGGTTACCCCGGTAGCTGGCGAAACCAAAATCGAAGGCGACGCTATTCTTACGCAGCTTTCAGTATCTACCCCGGACAAAGACAACGCCACGGTAAGCTTCACGCTTAACGGTACCGGCGCCTGGACCGTAGGAACCAACTAATAAGCAAAGCGATGGAAGGGAAAAAGTTTACGCTGGGGGCAGCGCTTCTGTTTGAAGAGGTATCGGGGAAAACCGTTACCGACATGGGAAATCTAGGCCTGGCAGATATGCTAGCCATGCTTTACGCGCAGGAGTTTTGGGACGTGAACGGACGCCCCAGCTTCGACGAGTTTAAGGCTATGGCAGGGACTTGGGATATTTCCGAACTTACCCAGCGGCTTAACGGCCCTTTTTCCCAGCCGGCGGTCCAGTAGACGTACTGGGCCAGCTGGTGGGGCGTATAGGCCTAGCGCCTAGCGAAGCCAAAAGCTTGACGCACGCGCAGCTCGAAGCTGTAATGCGCCACGCGGTAGAGGCCGAAAAAGAGGATTGGAAACGTACCCGCTGGCTAGCAGCCGTGCTAGTCAACATAAGCGGCAAAAGTGTAAAAAAGGTCGTTAA